GGGCGCGACGAGGGTGAATTCCCGCCGCTATTAGCTAATCCATGCATTACCACTTCTATTATACGCCCGAAGTAGGTTTGGGAGTCGCATGGTACTCCAGCCTAGGATGGCCAGTCTTGGTTGGTTGTTATTCCGGTTACCACCCGGTACGACCCACCATGGGTCATATCCCACTAACAGACCGTTAGGCTCTAGGGGAGACCAGTGCACCGAGCAATGCACGTCGGCCGCGAAATTATACTCCCGCAGCGCTGGAGTCTACGACTTTACGTAGTCGGGAACGTGACAGACCCTGTCCATGTGAGAATAAGTGAAACTACCGTGTCAAGTCCCGGCTAGGTGATGCGTCGGTGTGGGGTTCACACACCCGAGCTTACGCCGCCAGGCAGCCTGTTTCCCAGGATCCGCCCTAGCCCACTTTATCAGTTAGTCTCTCTGTATCGCCACTCCGAGGCTGTCAAATTGTAACCACACCACCCACGTCTAGCTAAAGACACCGGGTGTGGGATCTTGGGATGCCAACCCCAAAAGAGTAGTCCTTTGGCAGGACCGTAGGTTTATAGTCATTGCAGACTGCCGTAGTTTAACGTCATTGCGGACGCACAGTAGTTTATTGCCATCCCGGGCAGTGTTAGTTTAACGTCTTATAGGACGAGATGGAGCCTGGGCACCGGTGTGAGAATCTCCATCCAGATTCTCGCCCATCAGGCAAGAGGTGTCACCACTTATTGGTTGCGGTCCTTCCGCAGTCGGTGTGAACCTTTGGGACATCGCTCCCGCTATGTAGGACCTCCGACTTGTCAAGCTGTCCAGAGCGTCCTTTACCATCCCCCTGCAGATCCTCTGCGTTTGTGGTGGCCGTGCTAGATAATTGTGCGCTACACTCTCTATTTGGGGCTGCCACATTATATGCAGGCTGAACGGGCTTCCTCCATTTACGCAGTTGCCGCTGAGTAGCTCCGAAACAATAGCGAAGCACCGCGGCATCTCCTTGGACCTGTCTGCCAAGGGTATCGAATAGGGGGGATAAAAGGCCATCAATCTCGGCCCTCCGTTCAGCGGAAATCTCAGCCGCTGCCCAACGCTGTTTAGGCTTGGGAGTAGGCCGTCGTGGATCCACACTTCTACTTCTCCTGGCGCATCGTCTGGAACGTGGGGGGTGAATACCACAACCACTTTCTCTATGAATAGTAGCCCCCCGGTGTTTCGGGTTGGGCGGAACTTGCGCAACACCCCCGCTATTCTGCTTTGTGTTTTTGGGGGCAGGAGGGGGGTAAACACCACCTTCTGGTCTCCTCTGTGAGGCGTTAACACGCCCAGGTCTGTTTCTTGAAGCTCCTTGACGGTGACCTCGCCATACAGGGCCTCGAGGAGCTCTCCTTGAGTTGCTGCTTTTGTTACTAGTGTAGACATTGATATTACACGTCATTGAAACCCACCGGCCATTGTCCGCGGCTAGCCGGGCGGGGCGTCCTGTCACTAAGCAGAGGAGAGAGTGTTCGGCCATGTCAATTCATGGCGGCCGTAGCCGGCTTCCCTATTGCAATATGAGGCCATGTCAATTCATGGCGGCCGTAGCCGGCTTCCCAGTTAAAGTGTGAGGCCATGTCGATTCATGGCGGCCGTGGCCGGCTTCCCTATTATAATGCCCCAGCGGTTTTCCTGGGGGATCCCTCAACACCAGTGTGGTCAACACTGGCGCCACAGCTCGGATATGTCAAAGCAATTTTCGCCAGGGCTCACATAGCGCTCCTGGCTTCCGGCTGGAAGCATGCCGCAATCTTCAAAGTAATGATTGTAATGCCGCGGTGGCATGCTGTTGACTTCCCTGCATTCACTGGTCTTCACCACACGGTAGTCATGCCCGTTTATGGTGGGCGCGCCTATCCTATCAAAGATTCCTTCAATGGCGCGTTGCATGGCTGGGCTTATCCCAAAGGCTGCGTTGAAGCTCAGCCTGGATTCGTCCGTCACAACACTCTCGTGTGACAGGTCCATTCCCATGCGATACCAGTTTAAGCCCTCGTTCTTCCAGAGCAAATGTTTTTCCACTCTGCCCTTGGAACCACCCACTCGACATAGATAACGAAGAAATGAGTTGTGGATTGGAATTCCACCTGCTACAGCTAGTCCGCACTCACCGATGGCGGTGAGCCACGCAGGTAGTTGTTCCCAGTTGATTACGGTACAACAGTCTTTAGCAATACTGCTAATATGTCGCACCATTCTCCATTTCTTCCCATCAAATACAGGTCGGGTCTGGCAAAAGTCCACTCGCTCGAGGGAGTAAACGGGCTMCTCAACTTTCATAGTGAACCCAAGGTTGCTGTAGTAAGGCTTGACCGCAAGATTAAACTTGTCTAGGTGCTCTCGGTCCATAATTACGATACAATCATCGCCATTGTCTAGCAGCTCATGTGGAATGCTCAAGGATTGCAGCAAATGCCTGGTCATCAAGACCATTAGTACACAGTTGCCTAACGCCGTGTCCATATCGCCACTCATTCTGCACCCCCGAACGGTATATTTCACAAACCCGTCCTTTGAGGCGCCTCTACAGTGGTTGGTGTACATCCATCGGAGTAACTTATCAAACTCCGGATTCTTCACGAACTTCCTGTACACTCCATGAGTGAATCTCAAGGCGTCAACTGAAACGTGCTGATCAAATCTGCTAGCATCCAATCCCACACAGACCGGATTGTCGAACATCTTCCACTTCTTGGCGACAATCTCTCCAGTCTCTACAGCATTAAATCCCTTGGCCACGCAGGGATACTTATACAGTCTGCCCAACGCTTTGTAAAGCATAGGTTCCAGCGGTTTGATATACTGTGCAAAAACAGCATTAAACCTTGGATCACGTGGTTGTATCACACGCRGGGCAGGGTCAGGCTTGGCACTGAAATTAACCTTCTCGGCTTTTATGAAGGTGCTGACCCTCGCATCACTCCTAGTCAGGGGTTTTAGGCGTAGACTTTCGACAGCCTGCTGGTAGCGCACACGCTGACTCCCTGTGTAGCTCTGCCACACTTCGTCCAGTGTCCATGGAGTGATACGAAACTGTTTTAAGCCGGAACTATCAATTGCACGAAATGCGTTCACGGCTGGTGCGAGAGGCCTCTTGCCTGCATTGTTCGTGTAGAACACTCGCTCATTAACTCCCCGAATGAGGTTGTTCAGAGAGTTGTTGTGGACTCCAAAGTCTGCTGGAGGTCCCAGTACGTCCACATTGTACGAGACTCTCTTCACTGGCCGGGGTCGTGCAGCCAGCTTCACCTTGATGTGGGGGCTTAAGATCTCGGGCTTTACCCTAGTTTCTACCCCACATCTGGCGTACACTTCCCCGACTAAAAATTTTGTGGCCCGGCCTTGACGGCCAGGTCACAGAGAGTGGGTTGGAACCACATCTGTACTCCCAAGGAGCTCAAATACCAGGTGTTCTCCCTGTTTGCTCCACACCGGTCGCGCAAGATGTCCCGTGCAACACGGTTACCCAACTCACGGTTTGCGGGGGTGTTTAGTTGCCACCCAAACATGGAGCGGAGCTCCATGGCAATCATGTGCGCTGTGATGTACTCCWTGGGCGCACCTTCCTCCTGCAGCTTCAAGCTTGCAGGCAAACCGTCTTCCTGGGGTTGAGACCTCACCAGGGCATCTAGCGCCTGTGATGCAGGCCGCCAGGCAAATACTAGGGCGTCTAGAGCGCGCTCTAGTAAGGAAGGTCTGTACCTAGGTGCAGGTAGCAGGATGACCCCCTGAGCTCTGGGGCGTACTTCCTYTTCAGACAAAACCCTATGACCGCCGGTATATGGTATTATTTGTAGGCGGTCAGCTCCAAGGACTTCCTYTAATGTGGGGAGTCGGTTTCGCTGGTCTTTGGGTGACGGGGGGCTGGGCAGGTTTTCCACCCACTCGACTCCATGGTCGTYTGAGGGGCCCGGACATGAAACCTCCTCATTGGGTGGTGTAGTGACCTCCATAACTGGAGGTGGGGCCGGATCAGCCAGGCCCTGGTCATCGTGCCCTGGTATGAGGCCATTGACCTCGGCACTGCCCTCGTACCAAGCCATCATGTGGTGGCCGGCACTYTCTGTCATCCGGGCCTGTGTGATGAGCAGGCCCCACTYTTCGCCGTAGTYTTCATTGCACCGCCGGCGAGACTTTATGTACGGTGCTGGTGAGTAGTCAAGTCTTAACCAGTTGGTTATTGCTCGAATTGCCATGTTGAAACCC